CCCAATCGCGCAGTTGCAGCACGCTGGCCGACAGCTGCCCGCCCGCGTTTTCAATGATGGCCTCTGCTCGGTGCCCGATCAGGTCAACCGTGCCGGCCGCAGCGCCAGTGAACTGGATGCGCAGTGCACGTTGCTTGTAGCTCATAGGTCGGCCGCCTCAAGGTACATCAGCACCCACCGATCGCCCAAGCCGGTGTGGTCCGGCTCATCGGCGCCCTGCGTGTCCACCATTGCCAGATCGCCGACAAACGGCAGGTGGGGTCGGCGCACGATGCGGCACCGGTCATGCACGCGCTTGCCGGTCACCACCGGGGCGCCATTGACCGTCAGATCCAGATAGGTGCCGGTTTCGATCTGGCGCAGCCACATCGTGCACGTCTGCTGTGCGAGTTGAACGGTAAACGTCTGGGATGGGATGGCCTGGAGCGGAATGACCTGCATCACTGCACCCCCGCTGCGGCGGTTGATTGCGCCGCCGTCGGCGCATCAGCCCGCACCGTGCCGGTGTTGACTGTCGTGGCGCCGGCCGGCTGCGCAGTCGTCACGGTGGCCTGCGCGGTCTGCGCGACCTCCTCGAACCCAGCCGAGATGGTGAGCATGGTCACCCCTGATTTTGACGTGCGCTGAAAATCGTACTGCACGAGGTTGAGCGACTGGTAGACCGCATCGGGCGTCACGATGCTCACGAGGTCGGTGCCGTCCTTGAGCTTGTCGAGCCCCGACAGCATCGCGGCACGGGACTGGCGGCCGGTGCCGGTGCACGTCATGACGATGTGCAGTCCGAACGGTGCCCGAACCTTGTTGTAGCTGGCGAACCCTCCGCCCTCAACCGGGTACGTGCTGATTTTGGCGTCGCCCCGGTATTCGAGCGACAGCACCGAGTCAGGCAACAGGATTTCCTGCCCATCTGGCCCGAGCACCAGCCATGTGCGCGGCCGAGCTACCAGGCCGAGCGCCTTCAAGCCGGCCGCAGCGGCGATGATCTTCAGCGCGGCGTTGCTGGCCTGCTGGTAGCCGGCACGGTTGAGCGGCGGCACGCCCGGCAGCTGCGGCACGTTTGGGAACGGAATCAGCGGCATCAGCGCATCCCCTGCGACGACGTAGCGAGGCGCTGCGTCTGGGCGAGATTGTCGCTCAGGCTGCGCGCGATGCCGGGCGCGTCAGTGGCGCGCGTCTGGATGTTGATCGTCTGGATGTTCGTTTCGCTGCGGTTCGAGCCCCCGCCGCCCGGGCCGCCGCCGAGTGAAACGAACTTGCGCCAGTAATCCATGGTCTCGTGCGGCGCGGCGGCAAGTCCCTTGCGCTGCACGTTGCCTTCGCCCCAGTTGTAGGCCGACACCGCTAGCTGCATGTCACCGCCGAACATCTGGCGCAGCTTGCCGAGGTACTTGGCTGCGGCAGCCGAAGACTTGCCAAGATCGAACGTGTCGGCACGGGACAGGCCATAGCCAGCCGCCGTTTTCGGCATGAACTGGAAATGGCCGGTTGCCCCTGCTGAGCTGACCATGTTCTTGCCGCGCCCTGACTCGATCTGCCAGATTCGGTCCAGCGTGCCGGGCGGCAGGCCGTTGGCCTTCTCAAGGTCCGCAAACTGCCCAGGCGACCCGGCCGGCGCGGCGCTGGGTGCCGACGGCGGCGCCTGGCCCTTCCCGTTCGCCGCCAGCGCGGCTTGCGCGTCCTTGCTGCCGCCGTAGGCCATGAACTGCGCCAGCTTTTCGCCAAGCCAGCCGCCGACCTTCGTGTTGGCCAGCTTCTCGCCCAGCTTCGTGAACCAACCAAACGCCTCGCCGATGGCCTTGCCAACCGCCGTGAACGCCGTCGCCAACCCGCCCACGAAGTCGCCAATCTCCTGCCGGTGGTCGGACACCCATGCCGACAGATTGTGCAGCCCGTCGTTTGCCTGCTCCATGGCCGGTATCAGGGCCGTGAAAATCGATTGCCCGGCGCTGTAAAGTTCGCGCTTCGTCAGCGCCCATTGCGCCTGTGCGTGCTGCGCCGCCTGCGTGCTCTGGTCCGATACGCCGCTGATGCGCTCCATGGATTCCTGCGTCAGCCGCACCTGCTCGCGCCCCTGGCGCAGCAGGTTCAGCGTGCCGTCGTCGAGCCCGAGCATGCCGGCCACGCGGATCTGGTCCTGTGCCGGCATCCTCTGCAGCACGCCAGCCAGATCCAGCATCAAATCCTTCATCGGCCGGACCTTGCCGCTTCCGTCCGCAACGGCGATCCCAAGTGCGCGGAACGCAGTCACGACCGGCGACTGCTCGCCGAGCCTGAACGCCTCGAACCCGGCTTGGATGTGCTGAAAGCTGGCCTGAATGCCGGCAGCAGACCCGCCCACCTGCTCGGCCGCAGCGCCCCATGAATCCAGCTCGCGCGCCGACATGCCGAGGTTGACCGCCAGACGCCCGAGCGTGGCTTGCCCGGTCACCATGCCGGCAAAAAAGCTCTTAATGCCGTTGGCGCCGAGTGCTGCCGCCGCCAGGCTCAAAAGCTCGTTGCGCGCGCGGTTGTAGCCGTCTGCCACCGCCTTGGACGACTCCGCCGACACCTTGGCGCGGCCGCGCTCGACCTCGTTGATCTTCGCGGTGTCCTGCTGGGCATCCTTCGCGCCCTTCTTGTAGGCGGACGGGTCAAGCCCCAGCGTGACGATCAGCGAGTCAATTACTGTTGCCATGAGCGTTCAGCCTCTTTCTGTGCGATCTGCTGGTTATGGTTGCTTACTGCGTTGATCTCCAGCAAGTCCCACAGGTCGCGCGAGCCATACACCGTGTCAAGCTCGTGCAGCGTCGCAAGCCGCGCGGTCAGCACGGCGGCGATGGGGCGCGGGATGTTGAGCGGATCAACACTGCCGCGCGGGCGGCGATCGCCGACGGGTGGCCCGAAGTCTATTTCCCGGCGGCCTGCGAAAAACCCAGGTGCATCTTGATGATCTCCGACCGCAAGCGCAGGCGGGTAGCCACCTCCTCGATGTCGTCCTCGATCAGCGAGCGGATTACCGACGGATTGCCGGGGTCCGGGATGATCTGGACGCACGCCCACATGATGCCGAGCAGCTCTTCGGCCTGAGTGAACGGGATGCGTGTGAACAGCGTCAGCGCCGTGCGCGCGAATGCTTCGAGCAGCGAGGCGCCATCAGTCACACCGATGCCGCGCGCAAGCCCGGCCAGCCCGGCCAGCTCCATACCGTCCGGCAGCTCGGCGTTTGCGGCGCCGAGCGCCATCACAGCGCGAAGCGACCAGCGCTCGGCCTGGCTGGCGGGCAGCTCAGTGAGCACAAACACCTTGCCCTTGTCGCGCCCTTCGGCGTCGATGCGGATCGTCAGTTGACGGCGTGCCATGGCGCCCCGATCACTGTGAGCACGCCACGGCGCAGCTTGCGCCCGTGGTCGTGAGTTTGTAGGTGTCGCCAGCGATGGCGATCACCATGTAACTGGCCGGGCCAGTCATCAGCTGCGGAACGGTGCCTTCGCCGACGCACGGCACCTCCGTGGCGGCGTCGGCGCCGACCATCTTGGTCAGCCGGACCTGCGCGCCGGGCGTGATGACGTTCACGGCAAACGCGGTGCCGGTCGGCGCGAATGACACGCTCGGCGAGCCGCTTGTGAGCGTGACCTGTGTTCCTGCAATGAGTGCCATGAGTTACCCTCAGATCGGCTCGGAGATAATCGATTGCCAGACGATTTGAAACGTCATCGGCTGCAGAGTCTTTTTCACGGCAGGGAATTGGCTTGCCTGTTTCAGAACGCCATTCTTAAGAATATAGCTCCGGCTAATACTCGGCAAACGGATAACCCCATCGCAGCGATATACCTCCTGCTGAGCCTTCTGGATATTCGTCCACGCCTCGAACAGAATCAGGCTCGGGCTGGTCGGCATCAGCGTGATCGTCATCGGAGTGGCGTTGAACACGAAGCCGGCCGACATCTGCCCATCTACGCCGATCACGGTTTCCGCCATGTCGATGGCGTCGGCCGTGAATGCGTCGTCAGCCGCGTAACCTTGCAGAAACTGCGGGGCCGGGAAAACGCCCGTCACCGCAAGGGCAAACGTGCTGTTGGCGCTGGTAATGGTTGCCATGGCGGCTCCTTACTGGATTTCGATCGATGCCAGTGACAGCGCGTGCACGCTGCCGCCGTCGGCGTAGTACAGGGTCATGCTCGGGCTGGTGCGGGCTGCACGAATCTGCGCGGTGGCCGGCACGATCTGCAGGTAATAACCCTTGGCGCTGATGGCGCTGCTCACGTCCTGGCCGACTGCATACTGAATCTGGGCGACCTGCGATGCGCTCAGCGTGGTGCCGACGCGGATCGCGCCGAAATTGATTGCGGCGTTGATCGGGTCGAGTAGTGCGGCCTGAATCAGCCCGTAGCCCTGTGAGTTGTACGGGATCGATCCGACCGAGGTAAGCAGGTTGATCATTGACCCTTGCAGATTGGCGTTCAGCCAAATCTGATTAAGGAAACTGTCAAGCCATTTCCAGATGCCCGACACGCTGCCGGGGTACAGGAAATTGAAGCCCTGTTTTGCGTTGGCATAGGCTCCGAAATAGTTGTAGCCATTGACCTGCAGTGCGCTGGCATTGCTGGCGCTGGTCACGCTGGCGACCAGGCCCGACTGCGCCTTGAATGCCATGGTTGCCCGGCCGTTGAGGCGCGCGAAATCAAGCGACGCGGCATAGCCCAGCACCAACGCCGTGTGCGAACTGGTGCCCCACACCGGCACCGTGCCTGTGAGGTTGCCGGCTTGCAGGTAGTAGCCCCAAGTGGTGGTGTTGCCGGCCGTCAATGCGTTGACGTCCGAATCGTGGCACGCGAAACCGAACCGGCCGTTCTGCGTGTTCGCCCAGTCGCTGAGCGCCTTCTTGTCGGCAAGGCTTGGTTCCCACAGCGGCGCGAACAGCGCCCAATTCTGCGTGATGGCCGTGACGCCAGCCATGAACGTGCCAGGCACCGCCGCAGCAGCGCCGGCCGACGTAACTGCGCCAGTGGCGGCCGTCAGCAGCAGGCCGGCCGACAGCGTGCCGGTAGCGAACGTGACCGAACTGGTGGCGCCCGTGGTCGAGCTGGTGAAGATGAAAGCGGACTTGGTGGCGTCGAACGTGACCGTAGCACCCAGGCTCGTGAAGCCGGCCGCGATCAGCGTTGCGGCATTGGCAAAGCTGGTGGCGGAGCTCAAGTTGATCGTGGTCGAGGTCTTCGGCGCCCCGCCATCGATGGTGACCGTCAGCACGCCAGACAGCGCCTGCAGCTGCGTCAACGTCATGGCCGACAGCGAGCCGCTGCGCATGTAGCCCGCCACGGCGGCCGTGTTGTACTGCGCGACGTTGAGCAGGCCCGGCGTTTTCGTGCATCCGGTGTAGCCGTTGAAATACACCTGAGCCCAGGCATATTCGGCCGACGCGAGCCCGAAATAGGTGCCGACGTCGGCCGCTGATGCGAACGGCAGCACCGAGCCGATGGGCGGATAGGTGCTGTTCGTCAGCAGCAGGCCGTTTAGGTCAACTGCCGACCCGGCCGCAGTCAGGACTGACGGCGTGACCGAGACGATTTGTGAAATTGGGATTGCTGCGGCCATGGGTCACCTGTCAGGGATGGAATCGTTTATCGATCTCGGCCAAGCCGACGCCGAGCACGGTTGCGCTCTGGTACGGCTGCGAAATCGTCGGGTTGTACTGGATATGCGCCTGGAGCTTCCAGCGCGCCTCAAACTGATGCTCGCCCGCGATCATGGGCAGCTGAATCGGGTCGTCGGCGTAGAGCATCTGAATGCCGGCCGGCCATGCATCGCTGGTGTCCACGGCCCGCGCCAGGGTCTGGACGATCTGCGCCCACTCGCCAGCGGCCGGGCCGTAGATATCGATCTGGATTTGGTACTCGGTCGCCATGACATCGGAGGCGATCTGCGTCGAGCTGGCGTAGCTGCGCGCGTTGGTGGACAAGCGCGTTTTGCCGACGTTGTTCATGGTCACAAACGTCGTGCCGCGTGCCGGCATTGGCACACGGTTGTCCTGCGTCATGATCACCTCGGCCCCAGTCGGCAGGATGGCAAGCATCCACGCGCGCAGGGCCGCGAACACGGCGCCGTCAGAGGTGTCGATGGTCGCGCTCATTGCTGCACCACGATCACCCGGCACCACGTCGGCCAGGTTTCCTGCACCAGCACCACCAGCCAGTCGCGCACCGTGCCGGTCGAGTCCTTGAACTGCAGCACGTCACCACCCTTGCCGTCTGCACGCACCAGGGCTTCGATGTCGCCGCGCAGGATCACCGAGCGCTTGATGCCGGAGATGTTGAGCCCGTCCGTCTGGCGCAGATCCTCGGCTGTCAGCCCCTGCACCTGCCCAGCCAGTGTGGTGCTGCTTGTAGTCGGCGTGCGCGCCCCGTCTGCTGCCGTGGTGTAGCCGGTCGAGCGCACCCAGGTGATGGGCACGTTCGGATTCACGCGTGAAGTGGCACGGTTCGCCAGGGCGTGCACGTCAATCATCATGCACCTCGACAGCGACGGAGTTCAGCATGTGGCTGGTTTCGATCAGCGGCTTTTCAAAGCCCTTCAGCTCGATCGTCTTCGCCGCGAGCGGCGGATCGGTCAGGTCGTTGATACTCTGTTGCAGGGCGCCTTTGATGTCTTCGCCCATCAAGCCCAGGATGCGCGGGCCATCGTAGTCGGTAGCTTTGGCGAGCTTCGCCACCTTGTCCGACCACGTCGGCTTTTCCTTGGCGATCATCTGGCGGAAAAACGGGCGCGGCGGCTGGTGGTTTGCGGGGTCGCCGAACTCGTTTTTGGCGGCCACCCCGGCGACAAGCTCGCCGTCAGGATAGGTCGCGTTTTCCATGAAGCCCACCGCGACATGGCCGCGCCCGAGCCGGTCCGCGATCCGGTCGAGCGCGGCCATAATCTTACTGGTGTCGAGTTGGCCGGCCACGTCAATACCTCGTCGGCTGCGGGATGTACACGAAGCTGCGCAGCGCCGTCGTAGCCTGCCAGAACGAGGCGCCATATTGCGTCTGCGCAAACCATGCCGCAGAGCCGGCCGGCGCGAAGTCGGTCGAGACGGACACGGCGCCTTCCGACGCTGACGACACGCGCCCAACCGGCAACGGCTGCCCATCTGCCGACAGTGCGCCGCCGAGGGTGGCGATGTGCGCCGTCAGCATGTTGAGCAGCATTGCGCGCCGCGCCAGATCCTGCACCGGGCTCGCGTCGCTGTTCGACAGGTAGAGCCCTGCCTCAGCGAAGCACGCCGACAGCACCGCATCGGCCACGCCGGCAAAAACCGGGTAGCGCGTCCGAAACGCGGCGGGGTCGAACGTGACGGCGGTCATGCGTTACGCCTGGCTAGGCTTAACCCCGGGCGCGCGAGCGTCGGAGCCATCTTGCGCCATCGCCTCGAAGCCGGTTGGCTGCTTGGCGGTCTCGCGGGCGATGGCGGCCAGATCGGCGAGCGTTTTGCCCTCGAAAACCGCCCCACTTTCAATGAACGGCGCGCCCTTGTTGACATTCTTCCAGGCATCCCAGAAATCGCCATCCACCTCGGTGGTGGCGTAGGTCGCGCCGATGATGACGGTCTTGTTCAGGCCGTTCAGCGTGACGGTCTTGGCCTGGTCGGCCGGGTGCTCAATCACGATGCCGTGAGGCAACTTGCAGCCGATGGTGATGGTTCGTGCCATGTGGTTTCTCGGTTCGCCAGGGCCGCAACCCCGGCAGGTAATCAGACGCCCAGCATCTGAGCGATCAAGAACGGACGGAACACCACGGTTCCCCAGGTGCCTTGGCTCTTCTTCTGCTTGAAGCTCGACGCGCCGGCCACGATCGGGTGCGCGCGCATCTTTTCCGTGAAGGCGCACGACGCGGTGCGCTGGCCTTCCAGCTCTTCGACGATCAGCTGCAGCAGCTCGCCGGATCCGGTGGTGTACTCGGGCGCCGTCTTGACGGTCAGGTTCGGGTACAACTTCTTGATCCGATCTGCAACCGAGACGTTGAAATCGGACACTTTGGTCAGGCCGTTGGCGTCCGATAGCGGCGACATCGCCAGCGTCATCGGCGTGTTGCGGTCGATCTGGCCGTTTGCCTGGGTCTGCAACTGCTTGAACAACTTGGCGATGTCGGTCAGCACCTCGGCGGCCGTCGCCAGGGTCCAGCCGGTGCCGGTGGCCGCCTTAGTGATCGGTGTGATGGCGGCCGACAGCAGCGGGTCATTCAGCAGGCCGTAGTTCTGCAGGCCGGCCACGCCGAAAAAGTAGGTCTTGTTCTGATACTTGTTCAGCGTCAGTGCGCCAGCGATGTTCAGGCGGTTGGCCCAGTCGATCCGGGCCAGGCCGGCGCGCTCAAGCTCGCGTTCGCCCCATTCAGTCATGACCTGGTAATGAAAGCTCTGGCGCTGCGGAAAATTGGTGTTCGCACCAGCCCGGCCGCTCTCACTGTAATCGCCGTAGGCCGAGGTGACGCCGGTCGATTCGACCACCGGGAACATCACGGTTTCCGTCGTCCAGTCGCCTTTCTTGACCTCGTCGCCGACGATCTCGGCGGCCCTCATCGGGCTGACGAGCACCTCGATCAGCTTCGGATCCACAAACGTGGACAAAAACGCCGGGATGCCGCTATTGCTGGTGGTGATCAGCGTCGGCTGCGCGTCGCAGGCGAAGCCGACGTTCGCGTAGCGCAGCGAGAACGCTGCGTTCTCGGCCTGGAAATCGGGCTGCACGCCCATGAAGTGGATGCCGGCGCGGCCGGCCAGGGACTGAAGAATCGGGTTCATGTGCTTGCTCCTCACAGCGTCATAACGGCCAGCTCGCCAACGGCGCATGCTTGGCTGCAAACAAAAGCGGTTTCGACGAAGCCGGGCACCGTGGCGCCAGCGGTCGCGAACTGAATGGTGCCGTCCGCCAGCTTGGCGAAAGCCTTCTGGCCGACGGCGGCGGCGCCGACCGTGGCGGTCACGAAGTAATCGCCGGTCCGCTCCAGCGTAACCGGGCGGCCCACCGGAATGACGCTGCCCGACTCGGCGAGATACGTCGTGATCAGCGCCTGCTGCTCGCGGTGCACAAAACCGTTCGGCACGCCGGACGCGGCGGTGTTGAGCACGGTCAAACCATCAGCGCCAACCCAGGCGAAGCGGCCGACCGTTACGCCAGCGGCGCCAGCGACGAAACCACCCTCGGGCGCAACGACGGATGCGCGGGGGTTGGTGGATGCGAAATCGCCCGCAATGGCCGGAGCCTGCTGGGCATTGACTTGGGTCTGGAAGGTCATATCAATCCCCGATCAGGCTTGGCGGATGCGGGCAAGGCCCGGAAATTTGGTGGCGGCGCCAGCGGAATCCTGCGCCACGATCGGCACCGGGGCGGCGGCCTGCTTGCTGTTTGCGACGCGAAACAGGGCGCGCAGCGCTGGGGTGCCGGTCACGTCCTTGCGGTCGATCTTGAGGTGGTCCAGCGCAAAGGCGTAGACGTCGGCGGCCGAATCCATGCCCAGCACATCGCCGACCACCGGGCGCACATCGACGCGCGCCTCGTTGGCTTCGCGGAACTCCTTGCGCATCGCGTCCATCGCGGCGGCGACTTCTTCCTTCTTCATGCCGTCTTCCTTTTTCGGGTCTGGGGCAGCGTCGCCAGCAGGCGGCGCGATCATAGCGATGATGTCGCCGATCACCGAGTCATCCACCTTGCCGGCCAGCAGGGCGCGAACCTTGTCGGCGGGTGTTTCATCCTTCGCGATCGGCGGCGCATCGGTCGGCGGTGTGGTGGCCGTTGGGTCTTGCTCGACGTCGAGGATGGCGTCGAGAATGGCATCAAGCTTCTGCGAATCGATCGCAGCATCCAGCGCCAGCAGCTTGGCCTTCACGGACGGCTTGTCGAACGTCTTGCGGCTGGCGTTCCCCACCAGCGCGGCGACAGCGGAATCCGCTGCGAGCACGGGTGAGGCTGCGCACAGTGCGACAAACAGGGCCTTGCCCGTCTTGCTCATTTTCACAGCGGTTTTCCTTGCAAAAGGGTCATGATCGGCAACGATAACATCAGATCCCGCGCGGCCGACCTCCACAAGCGCGAGATGATTCCCTTGGATCTCGGTCATCCGGCCGTCGTAGGGCTGCCCCTCGTACTGGCCGGGCTCCATGACCGGGACGTATCGATATGAGCACGACAGTTCGCGCACATTGTCGGTCTCGATGCCGGCGATTGATTTGGCATCCCAGATGCACAGATCGGCGTCAAGATAGGGCGCCGAGAACTCGACGTCAGAGCCAATGGCGCCGACAACCAGGTCGGATCGTGGCGAGTCAACGGTTACCTGGACGTGCTCTGACAGCACCGGCAACCGGGCAAACGTCGGCGCGGCGCGCTCAAGTTCCACGGGGTCGCGGAGCAGGCGGTACACGCGACCATGATCAAGCCCCAGCTCGGCGGCGCCCGGGATCTC